TCAGCCCGCTCCAGGTTCGCCGGGTTGAACCGCTTCGGGTTCATCACGGTCCCAGGCACGTGGCGGAACACGTGGAACTCGCGTGGACTGAGGCGGAGGTCGTAGCCGTAGGAGCTGAGGCCGTAGGAGAGGACGCGGCGCTGCACCTGCCAGTGCTCCAGCCCCACCTCCCGCACCAACTCCGGCACAAACGGGGTGATCATCCCGGCGGTGGCCTGTTCGCGAATCCAGCGGTCGTTTTTCAGCATGGTTGGGGTGTGGTTGTGGATATGAATGGGTGATCAAGCAACAGTGGCCAAATGCCCCTTCGACTGCCGGGCGGCCAGCACGTGCCGGGCCCAGCCGCGGGGGTTCTTCATCTTCCGGTCTTTCCCGAGCTGGATGAGCTGCTCCAGGGTGGTGGCGGTGGCTTGTTCGGTGCGGCGCTGGCGGATCTCCAGCTTCCGCTCCACCAGCTCACCATCGACCTGCTGCAGTTCTGCACGGGGGGCGGCGGTGAATACGTGGCCGCATTCGCTGCAGCTGGGCTTCGCTGATGGCATCGCCGCGAAACACTTCGGGCAGACCTTCACGCTGATCGATTGCTCCTTCTTCTTTTTCGCCTTCCCTTCGAGGCTCCACTCGCGCTCGATCAGCGGATGGTCCAACCGCGACGGGTCGCTGTTGTCGGTGTGATCGATGATCAGCAAATCCTTCTTCCCTGGAGCAGTCCGCAACCCACGGCCATTTCCCTGCAGCCATGCCGTGACGCTGGTGGTGCGTCGCAGCCAGATCACCGCATCAATCTCCGGCACGTCCACTCCGGCGATCCACAGCTCTGCACAGGCCACCAGGTCCAGCCGGCCGGCCCTCAGGCCATCGATGGCCTCCCGTCGGTCGTCGTCGTCACTCTTGCCGTGCACCGCCATGGCCCGGTACCCGGCCCGCCGCCACTGCTCAGCCACGGCCTGCGCATGCCGCACGTTGCAGCAGAACGCCACGCCACGCCGGCCTTGACACAGGCGGTTCCAGTGGCTCAGCGCATCGCCGATGATTGCTGGCTTGCCAAGGATCGATGCGTCCTGCTCCTGGTTGAAGTCCTTACCCCGCAGTGTCGGCAGGTCCGCCAGCCTGGGGGCGAACAGTCGCACCGGTGCCAAGAGGCCCTCTTCGATGAGCTGCGCGGTGCTGCAAGTCAGCACCAGGTGGTCGAACGTTTCGTTCATCCCGCGACCATCCAGCCGCTGCGGGGTGCCGGTGAGCCCCAGCAGGTTCGGCCGGCCGGCGGCCTCGATCACCCGCCGGTAGGTTTCGGCCATTGCCAGGTGGCATTCATCCACGATGATCAAATCAGGCTTCGGCAGCCTGGAGCGGTTCGCGGCAGACTTCACGCCGACGATCTGCACCAGCTGGCTGTAGTCCGCCGATCGACCTGCGCGGATGTTGCCGAATGGCATTTCGGCTTCAAGCAAGCGCTTCTCGGTGTCCTCGAGGATCTCCCTAAGGTGCGCCAAGAACCACACCCGGCGGTTGCGCTCAACAGACCGACGCATGATGGTCGTGGCCGTGGCGGTCTTCCCGAATCCGGTCGGGGCCACCAGGATCGGAGCGCGGTAGCCGGAGCGGTACGCGGTGCGGAGGTCCTCGACAGCCTGATCCTGCCGGGGGCGGAGGGTAATGCTCACCGCGGCACCTCCAGGTGCTTCCAGGCCTTGCCGAGCCAGATCATCGACACGTGGCCCTGAGTGACCCCGTACCGGCACGCGACCGCGTAGCCCGAGAGGCCGGTGCCCTTGAGCGCCTTGATCTCCAGGACCTGCACTTCGGTGAGCTTCGAGCTGTGGCACTCTTCGCCGCAAGGCATCCGATCACCAGCGCGATGCAGCACCGGCGGCCGTTCAATGTGCTGCCAGGTTTTGCCCTGGTAGATGTTCCCGATGGCGGGGCGGGTTACGCCATACTGAGCGGCGATCTCCTTGAACGTTCGCGGGTTCGGCGTGGCCAACTCAGCCAGGATCTCGCGCACCTGGGGTTCGGTGAGGGTGGAGTTCATTGGTCGCCTGGCTGGGGGATGGGTAGGAGTTGCTGCCATGGCGCGTCTGTGCCTGGAGCATGAAAGTGAATCGTGCCGTCATTGCACAACGCATAGATATATGAGTGATTATCTTCGGTTGGTGGACTTTCTATTGCAATCTGCACCACCTTCCTGGCTAGTGCTGATGCCGGGGTGGGATTGGCAGCAGCTACAGACCACCAGGGCTGGCCGGGGACGATAAGGGAATAGTGGTAGTAATGAAAGCAGCCACTGTCAGGCCCCTCTCTTGTGCCCTCAATGCCTAGGGGAATTTGTACGTCACCTTCACCATCAGCATCCGCTTCGGTAGGCAGCCGGTTGGTGATCCAGTCAGCGTGTAATTCGTTCATGGCGTGGCGCTCGTGCAGTGGGAAACCACCCCGCACCGACCCCGCTTACTGCCGCTCCGGAGTGTCATGGAGCCAGCGGCAGTCCTCGGCGGGACTCTTGGTTGATGCGAGGCCTGGTTACCCCACCGCCAGGTCCGGGCAGTGGCAGGCAGCATCAGAGAGCAGGATCGGTGGTGGTGGCTCTCCCAGCATACCGGATCAAAACCGGATCCGCACCGCTATGATGCGAACCGAAACCGCCACCGACACCGTGCCCACCTGGCCCACACCTGAAGGAAGACGGTCCATCACCCTCGAACTGCCCATCGAGCACGTCACGCACCTCGACACCCAGGCCGTCTACGAGGGCTGCACCAGAGCCGCCTACCTCAGGCGCCTCATCGTCCGCGACATCGAGCGGCAGGGCCCCACCCGCATACCAGCAGCCGCCAAGGCCTGAGCCTGTGCCCACCATCCTCGATGCCGCAGCCGGCCGCTGGCCCGAGCTGCTGCAGACCCTTGGCGGCCTCTCGGCCGACCAGCTCACCGACACCCACCAGCCGTGTCCAGCCTGTGGCGGCACCGATCGCTACCGCTGGGACAACGACGACGGTCCTGGTGGTGGCTACTGCAATCAGTGCGGCGGCAAGGACGGCCAAGGCGGCGCCATGTCAGGCCTCGACCTCCTCATGCGTGTCCGCGGTTGGGAGCTCAAACAGGCCCTCCGCCAACTCGAGCAGCACCTCGGCGTGCCATCGGATCCACCGCCGGCACCATCCCGCCGCCCGAAACGCCCCCACCGGATTCCCGACACACCGCCGCCTGCTGCCGCACCACCTGCCCTGGGCCGCGCCACTACCCAGTGGTGCTACCGCTCCGCCGCGGGTGAGCAGCTGTTCTGGGTGCAGCGGGTTCCGATGCCACCCAAGGAACCGGGCGGCGAACCCCGCAAACTGTTCGTCCATCGCACCTGGCTCGACGGCAGCTGGCACTACCCATCCCGCCGTGACGACTTCGCCTCCGACTGGCCCGCGCCACGGCCGCTCTACCGCCTGCCGGATCTGATCGATCGGCCCGACGTACCGGTGCTGATCTGCGAGGGGGAGAAATCCGCCGACGCTGCTGCCGGCTTGTTCCCCGATCACGCCTGCATCGCCTGGTGCGGCGGCACCGGCGGCCTCAACGTCTCCGACTGGTCCGTGCTCACCGGCCGCAGCGTCACCCTCTGGCCCGATGCCGACGACCCCGGCCGCCAGACCATGGCGAAACTCGCGCAGCGCCTCCTGCCGATCGCATCCGCCGTGGTGGTGGTCAAGGTTCCGCCGGCGCTCCCCGACGGCTGGGACCTGGCCGATGCCGCCGCCGAGGGGTGGACCCAGGCCCGCGCCGCCAAGGTGGTCGAGCGCTGCGGGGTTCCCGTCGAGGCGCCGCCGCCACCACCGGAGCCACCAACGAAACCGCCACCACCGGAGGTCGTCGATATTCCCAGGGGGCAGCCGTTCGCGTGTCTGGGGTTTGATAACGGCTCCTACTACTACCAGCCCTCCAGCACCGGGCAGATCACCCAGATCAGCCGGGGGAATCACACCGAAACACACCTCCTGGCCCTGCACCCGGTGACCGGGTATTGGGAGACGCTCTACCCCGCCAATAACCGCGGAGGCATCAACTGGACCGCCGTCAAGGCCTCGCTCTTCGCCCAGCAGGCTCGCGCCGGCATCTACGACCCGTTTCGCGTCCGTGGTCGCGGGGCCTGGTGGGACGATGGCCGCTCGGTGCTGCACCTCGGTGATCGACTCATCGTCGATGGCGTATCCCACAGCGTGATGGATCCACCGCCGTCTCGGTACAACTACCAGCGGCTCGCGGCCATCGACCTACCCACTGACCTGCCGCCCCTTACTGATCAGGAGGGCGCTGAGATCCTCGACATCGCCAGCCGGTTTCTCTGGGAGGTGCCGGCCTCCGGCCTGCTGCTGGCCGGCTGGGCAGCGCTGGCACCGATCTGCGGTTCGCTGTCGTGGCGGCCACACGTATGGCTGACTGCATCGGCCGGCAGTGGCAAGTCCGCCATTATCGATCGCTTCCTCGGCACCCTCCTCCACGATCGTGCGCTCTGGCCCGAGGGCAGCACCACCGAACCCGCCATCCGCCAGGAGCTCCGCGCCGATGCCCTGCCGGTGATCATGGATGAGGCTGAATCGAACGAGCAGGCCGACAGGAAACGGATTCAGGACATCCTCGCGCTGGCCCGCGTCGCCTCCAGCTCCGGCCGTGGATTCGTGGGTCGCGGTGGGGCCGAGGGCACAGCGCAGCGGTTCGTCGCTCGGGCGATGTTCCTGCTGTGCTCGATTTCCACAGCCCTGAAGCAAGGCGCTGATGCCAGTCGCTTCGCGCAGCTCACCCTGCGCAACCCTTCATTCCTGCCCCAGGAGCAGCGGCAGGCTCACTGGGAGACGCTGGATCGTGATCTGACCGCGATCATCACGCCAGAGATTGGCCATCGCATGCTGCTGCGTTCGGTGCAGCTCATCCCGGTGATTCGTGATTCGGTCGCGGTGTTCCGCCGGGCCGCCGCCAACCGCTTCGACAGCCAGCGACAAGGTGATCAGTACGGCACCCTGCTGGCCGGCGCCTGGTCGCTGATGAACGCCCGCGTGGCGACCGAGGCCGATGCCTACGCGCTCATCGACAGCAATGACTGGGCCACCTACCGGGAGGCGTCCGAGCTGCCGGATGAGGAGCGCTGCCTGCAGCACATCCTTCAGCACCAGTTGCGCGTGGAGGTGGAGCGCAATGAGATCAGCGCCGGGAAGGTCTTCAGTCGAAACACCACCATCACCCGCACCGTATGGGAACTGGTGGAGGCCGTTCGCGGTAGCGCCGAGCCTGCGGATGTACCCGCTGATGCCGCCGAGACACACCTCGGTCGTATCGGCCTGAAGGTTGAGGGTGATCGGCTGCTGGTCAGCAACACCGCCAAGGGGTTACGGCGCATCCTCGAGGGCACCGCCTGGACGGACTCTTGGGGCACCGTGCTCAGCCGCTTGCCTGATGCGAAGCGTGCAGGAGTAACCCGCTTCCGTGGGCTGGCGGGAGTCAGCCGCGCAGTGTCGCTGCCGGTCGGAGCGTAACGTAACGGCCGTTCGTAACGCTCAGATCCCTTGCAGTGACTGAATAGTTACGTTGTTACGCACCCAGCGGGAAAGATAGCCCCTTGTACGCATGCGCATGTGCACAGGCGTGCGCACGCACGCACACGCGCAATACCCCCTCTCTCTCTCTCTCTAACCGTAACAACGTAACAACAACAACAAGAGGCCAGTGCTGGCCTGGGTTTTGAGCGTTACGCTGGGTGTTACGCGGCGTAACGGGCGTAACACCCAGCCAGGCGGCTCGGATGCGCATCTGCTCCGCCCTGGTGGCGCTTAAGCTGCTGGGGTCACCACCGCATCACCAGCTATGGCCGGATCAATCCCTCACCCCGACTCATGGGAGTTTGAGCTCATGGGCCGCCTCGCCAAGTACGAGGCCGCCATCGACGCCAACTTCGGCGAGGGCTACACCGCTCGACACCCGGAGCTGGTGGTCGCCTGCATTCAGCAGGACGCACTCGTTGACCTCGCGGAAGCTATCCGCGATGCTGCTGGCACCATCGACCCGTGCCTCAGGGTGATCGCCGAAAACCTGCCCCAGTGATCCCCCTTCACATCTGCACCACCTGGGGGCTAAGCTGTGCCGATCACCACGCCATCGCCGCACGTGCCAGCCGCCGCCATCAAGGCCGCCCAGGCGATCGAGCACTGGCCGCTGGACCGCCTGGTCCCCTACGACCGCAACGCACGCACCCACAGCGCTGAGCAGGTCGCGCAGATCGCTGCCTCGATTCGGGAGTTCGGGTTCACCAACCCGATCCTGGTGGACGGCAAGGACGGCATCATCGCCGGCCACGGCCGCCTACAGGCCGCACGTGAGCTGGCCATGGCAACCGTGCCCGTGGTGGTGCTCGATCACCTCACACCGGCCCAGCGGCGGGCCTATGTGCTGGCCGACAACAAGCTGGCGCTGAATGCCGGGTGGGATGACGCGCTGCTGACCGAGGAGATCACGGCGCTGCACCTGGAGGACTTCGACCTGAGCACGCTGGGGTGGTCGGATAAAGAGCTGGCGGGAATGCTGGACCCGGACGGAATTGATGATCTTCCCCCCGGCGCAGACGACCCCGGAAAGGAGTACGAGCAGAAGTACGCCGTGGCCGTGGAGTGTGCCGACGAGACTGAGCAGGAGCGGGTCTACGAAGACCTAACTGCTCGCGGGATGACCTGCCGGCTGCTGACGGTATGAGGATTCACGCCACGGTCAAAAGCCCCGTCTACAAGGGCTACCGCGCCGCCAGGGTGCGGTCGATGTTCAACGTCACTGAGAGCGACGGCGCCAGCCACACCGTTGACGTTGACCTACCGATCGAGGGCACCGACTGGAAGATCGGCCTGGTGGTCGGCCCGAGCGGCACCGGCAAGACCACCATCGGCCGCGAGCTGCTCGGCGGCGGGAAGCTGCATCAGGGCTTCGAGTGGGATCCCGAGAAGCCCATCATTGAGCAAATCGGGCCCGGCCGTGACTTCGGCGAGGTGACCGGTGCCCTATCGGCCGTGGGACTGGGCACCGTCCCATCGTGGCTCAGGCCGTTTCACGTGCTGAGCATGGGCGAGCGGTTCCGGGCCGAGATGGCGCGGATCGTGATCGAGGAGCCCGAGGCGATCGTGGTTGACGAGTTCACCAGCGTGGTGGATCGGCAGATTGCGCAGATCGGTGCGTCAGCGTTCGCCAAGGCGTGGCGCCGCACGAAGGGCCAGATCATCCTGCTGAGCTGCCACTACGACATCATCGAGTGGCTGACGCCCGACTGGGTTCTCGACACAAAGTATTGGCGATATGCCAGGGGGTGTCTTCAACGTAGGCCAAATATCGACCTCGACATTTACGAAACAAGTTCTTCAGCAGCGTGGAAATTTTTTAAGCCGCATCACTACCTAGACCTTCCTAATCCTGTGTGCGCTACTTACTACATCGCGGAACATAAAGGTGAGCCGGTAGCGCATCTTGCGGTGTCTCCAGGTTCTGGATTGAAATACGCCAGACTCACTCGATTGGTCGTTATGCCTGAGTGGCAGGGCGCGGGGGTCGGGATGAAATTTTTGGAATACGTTGCGCGCCGATGGTTCAACGGCGAAAACCGCTACGGGAAACGGATGACCACCATTATTCACACAAGTCACCCTGGCTTGGTAGCGGCTCTAAATAGGGGCAAGCGTTGGGTTCTTACAAGTCAGCAGATGGGCGGCGGAGATAAACAAGGATTTATGAAAAGAGTTGCGGCTGCTGCCGCTAAAAACGGCAAGGCTTCTATCGGCGGCGGACTTGGCGGCCACCTCCGCGCCGTCTCCGGCTTCCGCTTCGTGGGAGACCGGCCGTGAAAGTCTTTCTCTGCGGCACCCGCTACTTCGGCCAGCGGGTCTTTGAATCGATCACCGCTGCCGGCCATGACGTTATGGGCGTCTGCGCTCCGATCGGCGATCGGCTCCACAAGGCGGCCGTTCGCGCCGGCGCCCGGCACGTGCTGCCGTCCGGCACCCTCAGCGCCGACACGATGCCCGACGGTGCGGACCTGATCGTGGCGGCGCACAGCCACGACTTCATCGGCGCCGGCACGCTCCGCAAGACGGTGCTGGGCGGCATCGGCTACCACCCGTCGCTGCTGCCGCTCCACCGCGGCCGCGACGCGATCCGCTGGGCGATCCGCATGGGCGACCGGGTGACCGGCGGTTCCGTCTACTGGCTGTCGAAGAACGTGGACGGCGGGCCGATCGCCGCGCAGGACTGGTGCTTCATTCCGCCCGGCAGCGACCCCGGCGAGCTGTGGCGCGAAGTGCTGCAGCCGATGGGCCTGCGTCTGATCCTTCGCACCCTGGACGACCTCTCCCGCGGCGTGGTGGTGGCCGTTCCGCAGGACGAGCGGCTGGCGACCTGGGAGCCGTCGCTGGACCAGCCGCCGATCTTCCGGCCCGACCTGCCGCGCATTGGTGCGCCGGCCGGATTCACCTACGTCACGTCGGGTCTTGACCCACGTGCTCATGCTGCGGGCGCTGCGCACCAGCCACTCAGCGAATACTCGGTCGCGTCGGATCGCGATCTCGCGGTAATGGGGATGACCTGATGGCCGCCAAGGACACCTCCCGAGCCGAGTTCGAGATGCGCGTTCGCAAGTTCGCGCAGATCATCGCCAACGGTGGCCGCAGGTCGGACTGTGTTCGCTTTGCCGCCGAAAAATGGGGGGTCGGCGAGCGGGTCTGCAGCGACTACCTGGCCGCTGCCCGCGACCAACTCCGTGCCGACTGGGACCTGGAACGGCCGCAGATGATCGCTGATCTGCTCAGCCAGTGCAGCACCCTGCAGCTGGAGGCCCGCAAGGCGAAGCAATACCACATCGCCCTGGGCGCGATCAATACCGCCGCCAGGCTGGCGAAGCTGGTCTCATGAGCATCCTCACCGCTGATCGATCGGGCGGCCACGTGCTCACGGAGCCGCTGCCGTCCTACGCCCTGCAGGCACCCGCGCCCTACACCCGCTCCTTCGGCGATCACATCGCCCACGTCTACCCACGCTTCCCCTTCACCCGCCACACCACCCGCCTGGTGGAGATCGGCCAGCGCATCGGCTCCGGGGAGATCCCCAGGCTGCTGTTGATGCTGCCGCCGCGCCACTACAAGTCCACGATCTTCAGCCGGTTCCTGCCGTCCTGGTTCCTGCGCCGCTACCCCGATCGCACCTGGGGACAAGGTGCCCACAGCCAACCGCTCGCTGAGGAGTTCGGCCAGGCTGCCCGCGATTACTTCGTCGCCTCCGGCGGTGCCCTCGACCCCAGCAGCGCCGGGAAGGGCCGCTGGAAGGTCGCGGGGCATCTCGGTGGGCTCTGGGGGGCAGGCGTCGGCAAGGGCACCGGTCTGCCGGCTGACTTCCTGAACGTGGATGACCCCATCAAGAACCGCCAGGAGGCTGAATCCGCCGCGTACCGCCGGCAGCTCTACGACTGGTGGTCCACCGTGCTCAACACCCGGGAGGAGCCCGGCTGCCTCAAGCTCATCACCCACACCCGCTGGGCAGATGCGGATCTGATCGG